TGCTAACAAATTCTACTCTAGGAACTTTTACAATCTCAGGTGTATATTCTCTTGCATTACCATTACCTGAAGTTGAATACTTATGTAAAGTTTTATTATATGTAAAAGGTCCTTTAATAATTCCTGTTCCTAATAAACAAGATTCAAATATTGCATTTCTTAATTCAATACTTCCATCTGATTCTTCTAGTTGGTCATGAATTAATTTTTCTAATCTTCTTGCTGCAATCTGTGCAGGTTTGATTTGAGGCATGTCAGGAGTTGGAGCAGGTCCTTCAGATAGATTTGCATCTTCATATTTTTCTTGAAGGTCACCTAGCTCAACTTCATTTAAAGAATCGAATGTTGCACCTTTAGGTAATTCTCTTCCGTCACCAGGAAAACCTAAACCTAAGTTTGGTTCTTGACCTGGAACATAATCCATGTTACCTTCTATTCTTGGAGAAGGTTCTGCATTTTCATTACCTAGTTTTTCTTTTAAAGGATTAAGATGTGCGTACTCAGCGATTCCTTCTGGTACTCTTGTTTCTTGAATTGTTAAAGGAAATTTATTAGCTCCAAATAAAACATCAATCAATTGTCCATAAGCTGCTAAAACTTTTGTCTTAGTAACTTTAACAAATACTCTTGACTTTTCATTTTCTCTAAACTTAACGTCTTTGTAATATCTACCTCTATAGTTATGATAAGCTTGTAACCATCTCAACTCATCATCTCTTCTAGTAGTCTCACATTGTTGAAACTTAGATTGAATAGAACCAACTAAGGCAGAAACAATCTCGTTGTTTTCTTCTTCGTCAGTTTGAGGCATAGATGTGCCTAAATCTTTATCTCCATATGTAGCCATTCAAAATCCTTTAATTTGTATACAATATATTAATAATACACATTAAATCTTAGTTTGTCAACTTATTTTCTTAATATCTATAATAACACTGTTAAGTATAATAGTAACATTACCAATCTCTTCTATTTCTGATTTAATACCTTTTGAATAATCACCAAATATTCTAGTAACTCCTTTGCTTTGAGATAACAAATGTCCTTTGGTATTACAGGTAGGTAAGGACATTGACATAGCATCTTTCATAGATAACCAAGAACTATCAGAGCAAATATCTAACCATTGTACTTCTACCAATGGATATTTATCTATCTCTAACTTAGCTTTCTTATTTACTTTTATTTTTTTCTTTGTCATCGTTCTTCTTGTCCTGGTCCGTTCTGGCTTTGCCATAAGTTTTAAATCCTCCATTATTTTCACTAGATATTGATGCATCTTTCGCCCACTCAGTAAATTGGTCTTTCTCTCCATTGTTATCTGAATATCTAAATATATTCATTTTAAATACTTGATGAACATCTTTGTTTTTCTTTAGGTACTTTAACAACTCTTCATAAGTCATTATCTCATTATACTGTTCACCAGTATCTTTGTTTTTAAATGTATACAGTGGCATCGAAGTATTTCTCTAACATTTCTATTTGGTCATGATACTCAGCTATGATAGCTAATTCTTTTTCGATTGTTTCGATAGTATCAGGATGCTCTGCAATACCTGCAGTTTTTTGCATAAGTATTTCTACGTTTGTTTTATGTTTTTCTATATGTCCTTTAGCATGTGCTATTAAACTTTTAATTATCTTTTCTCTCATTTAGTATCCGAATGTTGGGTCTGATGGTGTCCATCGTTTTATTGTTGTCATTTCATCCCATACACTTCTAGCTCTAGGTCTAGACATAATTAAATATCTCAAAGCATCGTAAGCATGGTCTGAAGCTTTTGTATCAACATCCTCTGGCTTGTTAGGGTCAAGAGGAATAGATTGAATCTCTCTTATAAGGTTAGGACAAGTTTTAAATATTTGTAACTTAGGTCTACCCTTATCATTTGTTTTTAATCTTTCATGTATTTGTATCTTACCTTGTATTCTATTCTTATCAGCTCTTCTAAGTTTATGTCCTGCTCTAGATAATACTTCACCAACAGTTGGTCCTGTAGTTCCAGTCTTAGCCCAAGCTGCCCAGTCTAATACACCCTGTACAGACACTCGTTCTTCTTTTTCAAAATCATAAATCTTTTTAGCTAGGTCTTCACCTGTTAAACCTTTTTGATATAATTCTCTATAGATAATTAATGTTTCATCTTGTGGGTCTACAGCTCCCCATACAACTGCCGATTCTGCTGCATAACCATAGTCAATTCCTTTTACTCTTTCCCATGTTCTTGGTATTTCAAATGGGTCTATACAATGATTCTCATAATCAAATTCTGTAAAGGCTGCACCTTCAGCAACATCCCAGTTACCTTCTAGTAATTGTTTTCTTTGTACAGCAGGTAATGATTGTAACATTTGTTCATACTTACCGTCTGCTGCAAGGTATGGGTTATCTTCTAATCTTGCTGGTATAAATCTTCTTGTTATTTTATCTTCACCAGTAAATGATTCGTTGGGAGGACTTGGGTCTAGATACCTTTTCTTAACCCAATATCCTCCAACTCCTCCAGGGTTTGCAGTACACCGAATGTAGCATTGTATATCATTATTAGTTGTTCTCAATCGTGATTGCAAATATTGAAGGGGAAACTCTGTTGGATACTGTGTTAATTCATCAATACCTATCCATGTGTAGGATTGACCTTGGTATCTATATACATCAGCATCTCTATCCAGATAACCAAACTCCAATGACGCACCTGAAGGAAATCTCCAAATCTTTTCTACTTCTCTAAACTTTGCTCCTGCAAAAGCTTTAGGATATAACTCTCTAGACTTATCAATTAGTTCTCTCAACTCAGGCATAGACTTTCTTAATAACAAAGCTCTATGCTCTTTGATGTGCATATATCTTAATGGGTCAACAAGCATGGCATATGATTTACCACCTCCTGCTGAACCTCCATATAGTACATCTTGTTCTGGTGCTGACAAAAACTCTGTCTGTGGACCTTCGTTTGGTTTGAATACTATTCTATCTTTTTGTTCTTCTAATAGTGTTTTTACTTTGTTAGGTAAATTCTTATATTCTGATTCAGTAACAACAGTACCTGCTTTATCATTCTTCTTAGGTTCTTCTGCTTGTTGTACTTTAGAAATAGCTTCTGTTTTTTTCTTGAGTTTATATTTCTTATTCTCTAGTTTCTTTCTAAGCTTTTCAATTTCTTTTTCTTTTTCTCTTACAGCTTTACGAGCAGCTATCTTAGCCTTTTGCTCATAGCCATAATTATATTGTCTCTTTGCCATGTCTACTTAGTAATCCATTAGAGTTAGATTGATATTGTTTGTTATCTTTATCAATCATTTTTTTTAAACCCATAGCTGATAACTTTCTACCAGTATTAGATTCTAATATCTCAACTGCACCTCTTAATGAGAATGCTCCTTTTTTAACACCATCCTTTGCTTCATTTAAAGCTTTTATTTCTTCTGGTATTTCTTCAAGTGTTTTATTATCAGAATTTAATTTATAACCAAATGGAATAGTAGAACTACTTCTCCTGTTCATCATTCTCAACATCCTCTGCATTAACATCTATTATTTGTTTCTTTTCAGGTAACAGAAATATACCAGCTGCTGCTGTATGAGTAACATCCAACTTCTCTCTCTTAGCAATACCTACCCTATCTAGCAAGGTTTGGGCTGCTGCAAGTTTTGCACTGACTTGTGGTATAGGGTCATCACTATCCATAATCTCTACAAGTTTCTTTGATGCCTTTGGTGCTGATGTAGCTAGAATCTTTTGGGCGACATCTAGTATTTCTTCTTTTAAAGTATCTACTAAATGTGATTTAGATGTTGGTGAATACTGTGCAATCTCCATTGCTTTAACAATATTACCTCTAGCTTCTCCACTCAAAGCATTAAGAAATGTTTCTTGTTGTTCTGTTAACTTACGTTTCTTATCTAGGTCTGGTAAAAAGTTATTATTCATGAGTTTATTATAGCAGGTTTACATCTAGTTGACAACATAAATATTTTTTATTTTAGCGTTGACGAATGTAAACATGGGGTGTATAATCTATTTAGAAACTCTCCAGGGGGTGAAACATATATATATCTCTGGGGCAGTCCAGGATACTACATCAATATCTCTCAATTCATAATCCACATAATCTAATTAGCAGGGCGAGACTATCTAGTTTACAAACAAATCTAGGTAATTTTGTATAAGCAGTATATATACTACCACCACCACCCCCCATGTCTCTTGTGTACCCACCTTAGAATGATTCTAATTAGCATTCGCAATATATCTTTCAATAATCTCTAAGAATTATATATAATTTTTATATATATTTTTATATAACTAGTTTACAGATTTATAGAAATAATTTTTATATATAAAAGATATATATAATATCTTCACACAATCTCCCAAAATCTAAGCAATAACAAACTAAAAGAAATATTTTAATATATTTTTTAAGGCTCTTTTTTTCTCAATATTATTCTAAAATATTTATTAATCAGGGTCGATTAAGCTTGACAATTTCAAAACCCTTGACCTAGAAATTATACAATTTTTACAAGTTTTATAAGCTTATTTAATCATTTTATATTTATATTTTTTATATTTTGATTTGCTTAAATTCCTCAAAAAACCCCAAAATCACCCAAAATAAAAAAAGTACATTTTTGTCGCACCCTCAATCGTCTATTATTGTTATATATCAACGCTTATTTAAGCATCAACTAAAAGTTGTATTTGCTTATTTTATCTTTTTAAATTATTCTTTATTCATGATTAAAAAACAAAAATTAGATAAAAGAACTCGAGCAATGTTGAGAGAATTAGCTAGAACTGAAAGCGTCTACAATCTTCAAGGTTCTAATTCCACTTATAGAGGGTTTTCAATTCACGGTGGAAAATCTAAAAGAGCCTATTACTTAGCTTTAAAAAATGCTAATGAGGAACAACTAGCAAATTTTGTT